CCTTTACAATGCCAGTACCTAGTAGCGCAGACTCAAAGATTGCATTACGAAGTACGTTAACAGCGTTGGTGTCCAAGAGTTGATCGTGAATGTGCTTCTCGAGCAAGCGAGCGGCCTCTGCGGCAGGCTTGAACTGGGGTTCACCTGCCTTAGCCGGACCTTCCGATAGCTGATCTGCCATCGCTTGGTACTTTCCGTAGTTTACTTCGGTAGCACCCGGCTCGAGCTCCATGCCATCCCCTGCGTAGCCGAAGGGGCTCTGGATTTCATCCGCAGGCGTCTTGAGGTGGGCAAACTCCACAATTCCATCAGGAATCGGGGTGCTCTCTACGACAATTGGAAACTTCTTATTCGCAAATAAGATGTCCACAATCTGACCATAAGCGGCGAGTACCTTTGTCTTCGTAATCTTGATGAAGACTTTGGACCGTTCACTATCTCGGTACTGTGTGGAAGAGTCGTAGATTCCTCGGAAGTTCTTATACGCTTGCAACCAACGTTGCTCAAACGTACGACGCCCATTTTCCGAATCCTCAAAGAGGTTTTGGATATGGCCAGCTAGCCCCGGCATTTGGTCTTGAGCGTCGAGAATCTCAACCTGACCATCATCCGGAGATTGGAGGAAGCCCTCTTGGGACATAAGCGATTACCTTGTAAAGGGTGATTGTATTAGAGTGCTGATTGCTTGTCTGAGTTTAAGATTGAAGCATCTAAAGACTCTTTCTTTGTCTTAGGCATCGCTTCGATCAAAGACTCAGTCTTAGCTACAGTGTCGAAGTCCTTACCTTCGCGGTAGAGGTTGTTTTCGCCACAGTTGTAGTCAACACCTTTCTTGTCAGCATTCATGATGTCTGATTGTGCGTATTTCATTGTTATTCTCCGTTTATTGAGGTATTCCAAACATACGGGACATCTGCCCCTCTACGTTGTCTTTTACGCCGGCTTCTCCGGCCTGTCTTTGCATTTCTTTTGCCGCTGGTTCTAGCGCGGCACCTACTGCTTCTTTACCGATCTCGAGGCCGCCTTGGATCATGCCAACAGGGCCTTCTTCGAGGACAAACTGACCGGCTTCTTCGAGTACCGAAGGAACAACAGGCTGTCCAGCTTCAATCTTTTCTTGGGCTTCAGCAATACGCGGCGCGATGGACGCACCTACCAAGGCTGTTCCACCTACGGCAGTCCCCGCCTGCACTAACTTGTTCCCGCCGATACCTTTGAAGAAGTTTGCTAAACTCTTCATGCCCTTCTTCATATCGTCATCGAGTTCGGCTGTTGTGACTTCTACCGTGGGGGCGGAAGCGGCTTTCATCTCCGCTCGCTTTTCCGCTTCAAATGCTTGTAACTCGAGCTTTCTTTCGATGTCTTGTTTGGCGAGACTTTGCTGTCCTTCTAAGAACTTCTGGCCCTCTTCACTCTGGAGGTACGCTACACGCTCACGTTGCTTTTGCATCGCTTCGCTGAGGTAGCCTTCTGTTTTGGCCTTTGCTTCAGCAACTTGTGCTTGGGCTACATCCCTACGTTCTTCTTCCGTTAAAACAGAGGTAAAGTTAGAGGCGTCGTCCCCAAAACCAGCAAAACCCTCTCGTACACCCATGAGAAGGCTATCAACAATCTTGCCCATTCCTTCCAAGGGCTTTAAGCCACGATAGTTTTTGGATAGGATGGATGAATCTGTGTGCCCCATCATCGCTTCAGCGACATCATCTGGGTAGCCGAGTTCCTCGGTAACAACCCTGACCATGAAGGACCGTGTTGCACTCGGCGTCGATACAACACCCTTACTCGGGTCGTTTGCGTCAATTAGGGGTAGGGCCTCCTCAAATCCCGCAACTAAGCGAGGAGAGATGGAAGCACGATACGCATCGTCGTAAACCTTCGGTGCAATATCAAATAGCTTGTCGCTCTGGGTAGCCTCGTAGTTACGAACAATGAGATCCGCCATTTCAGAGCCGACAGGGTACTTGACTGTAGGGCGAGTCTTTTTACCTTTAGTGACGCCTTTGATCGTGACGTAATCGTCCGTGATTGTGACATCGGACTTTTTGATTGCGCTATCCCCGAGGATTTGCTCAGGGCGTTGGAATGTCGCTTTGTGGTATAAGGCCACATCTGCGGCTACATCCCCAAAACCTGAACGAATTTCGGGTACGGCTTCGGAGTAGAGCTTCTCAATATCGTTTTGAGTGATGAGGTCCCGCATCGGACGCTCACCCGCTAACTCGGTACGCTGTGAGCCACCAGTTAAACTGCCGGAGCCTTTGCCCCCAGTAATTAACGGGTAAACCTTAATCTGGCCTTTACCACTCGGTCCGGGGACAGTTAAGCCCAAGACCCCAGACTCCTCCAATACAGGGCGTATGTTGAGTTCGAGTGCTTGGAAGTTACCGAGCTTATTGGATGATTTGTTGACAGACTTGAAGAGGCGGGAGTAGTTTTCTTCCTTCCTCATCTCAGAAAAAGGAAGATCCGCTGACAAGCCTATCTTATCTTGAGCGATTGCGGTACGAAGAGCACGGAGTTGTTTAAAGTGGTTCTCCGTTGTGTTAGGCTTCGCCATCGCGTAGTCAATAGCCTCCCCCAACGTTAACGTTTGGTTAGCGGCCTTGTCTACAAATTCATCGTAAGATAGTGGCATTTAGTACCCGAATGTTGCGTCTTGTGGCTTAAACGTGCTATTCTTAATGTCGTTCAAGGTCTTGTGGATGGAGACGTAACCAGATGTTCGAGTCATCAACATATAACGTAAAGCGTCATATGCGTGGTCCTCTGCCTTGGTGTCTACATCTTCAGAATTTGTTTTAGATAGCGGTATGCCAGCCAATTGTTTTATTATGTTTGTACAAGTGTTGAAAAACTTAACGGTAGGTTCTCCGGTGAATTCATTGTCACCTAACCTACGGTGGATTTCCATCTTGCCAGATATTCTATTGCGATCTGAGGGAGTCCATCGACATCCCATACGGATCATCGTCTCGGCTATGGAGGGTCCGTATCCCGTACGGTTCCAGCACGACGAGTCTAAGACAGCATAGTGCGGAGCAGGATCATACTCCTCCATTTCTAATATTTTAGCGGCGAGTTGCTCTGCTGTAAAGTGTTTTACGTAAAGTTCTCGATAGACCCATATGTTGTTGTCCCAATCGATTGCACCCCAGAGTACGCACGAAGGGCTTGCGTAGCCGTAGTCGGCCGCTCTGATTCGTGGCCAATTTGTTGGGAGCTCGTAAGGATCGACAACGTGCTTAAACTTGTGGAACTCTGGGAATGCACAACCTTCTGCAACATCCCAATCCCCATCGAGTAGACGCTTTCGCTCCACTTCTGGGAGGGAGAGGAGCATGGCTTCGTACTGGCCGTCTCGCATAAGGTACGGGTTGTCAGTGAGTCGAGCGGGGACGAACTTTCTCCAGTACAGCGGCTTGCCTGCCTTTTCATGTCCATCCGGGTATATGTATGGTTTTCCAGATTCCATGTCGGTTGGAACGAAGGGCTTACCGGGGTCTCCTTGGTCGATGTACATTTTCTTGACCCACCAACCTCCGACACCACCGGGGTTTGCCGTACAGCGCATGGAGAGGTTTTGGGAGAGCTCTGGGTCGGTGGAACGTAGACGTGACCGTAGGTATTCCCATACATAGGGTGTGGGGTATTGGGTAACTTCATCAATAGCTATCCAGTTAAAAGCCTGCCCTTGGTATCTTGTTACGTCTTTATCTTTATCGAGGTAGGAAAACCATATAGTAGCCCCAGAGGGGAAGACCCACGTCGACTTACTTTCACGGAATACGGCACCGGGAAACGCTTTGGGATACAGTTGTTTCGACTTTGATATGAGTTCAGTCAATTCATCGAGAGTACGGCGGAGAAGAAGCCCCCGATGGTTAGGGTTGTGACAATAGCGGAGAGGGTCAGCAAGAAGAGCGAAGCTTTTTCCGCCGCCGGCCGCCCCGCCATATAACACATCCTGCTCTGGAGCACTGAGAAAGTCTTCCTGAGGTCCAGCATTTGGCTGGAATACGATTTCAGACTCGCCAACGAGATCTTGAACAGCTTTAGGTAGTACATTCACGTCTCCTTGGTCGATTACACGTGACTTTTCGCCCTTTAGGGCTGTTTCTACC